TTTTTGCTGATTGTTCCATTTCCTTGGAAGGTGTCTTACCCTCCATAAAGGTATCAAATATTTTTTCGTCAAGGGTTTTTCTTTCAGCGTTACGTTGCTGCCTGTTGTTATGGGCAGTTATGTTGTCATTACCGATAATATATTTGCTTAGATATAGTGCGGTGTGTTTATGACCTGCCTCTTCTAATTTCGTTAGATAAGTAAGTACATCTTTTTCTTCTCTAAAACTAATCTTTCCTACATCTTTGTCACCATAAACAACACCAAGCATTCGACCGAAATTAACATTATACGCTTCTCTGTTAAACCTAGATGCTTGTAAAACAGAATTAAGATTAGTGTCAGCGTTATCTTTATTTGATTGTATGATATTTTCGTTTTGTTGGCGACGAATCTCCAACTCTTCCAAACTAAGATTTTTATCTTCTGGTTTAAGACTTGGTATTACTTTTTGGTATGTTGCTTTCACCCCTCCAACATTTACCGTCTTAACACTTGGTAGTGGTTTTTGTAAATTACCAATTCTGGTTTTTAAACGAACTCTTTCTCTTCTATCATCCTCAATTTCTTTGGTGCGCCTTTCCCTTTCAAGGGTTCGTAAAAACGGATTAACAATCTCCCCACCAGTTGAAGGATAACGGGTTACTCCTATCTGGGGACTACCATACCCTACAGGAGTTTTTCTTTTATATACATCTAATGCCATTTGTTATCAATAACTCCATGATGATATCCGTTTTTCACCATCCGTTTTTGGTTTCTCATCTTTCTTTTTATCTTTGAAAATATCAAAAATACTACCGCCAAAACTAAAAATACTTTTTCCTATAGCAGAACGATACGCAATATCTGAGGCTCTTTTATCATATTGAAGGCCACGCAATAAAGCGGCAGTTTTATCTTCGGAAGATTTAATATCTCTTGCCAGAGCGAGATTGTTCGCCACATTTAATCCGTAGGCACTTGTACCCCATTTTGCAGCATCACTCGCACTAATTCCCATCGAACCAAGTACGGCAAGGTTTTTACTTCTTTTTGCCTCTGCCTGTCGTTCCAACTCTCGTCGAGTATCTATTTGAGATTTTCTTGCAGCAGCTTCATTTGCTTCTATCTGCTCTTGTTCAAAACTTCTTTTTCTTCCAGCGGTATATACATCCAATCCAGCTTTTGCACCTTCAAATATTGAAGCAGTAATATCGGGATTTTTCTGTATCCATTTAAAAATATCACCTAAAAAACTTGCCATTAGAAAAGAACCTCCATTCCCAAACCAAGCAACTTGAGTGGTAGGGGATCTGATTGCGTTATTGTGACTGTTGGATTCTCATCCCATCCAAGAAGATAGAACTCTTTTGTTCCGGTAATTGAAGAGGGCTGAATGGAAAAATCATCTGTAACCTGACGTATCCTTAGTGAAGTACCATCAACGGAAACAGAAAGTGCCTCACGCATCTGTACAAGAACCCTGTTAATACGTTTAGGCTCTCCTGTTATCTGGCCTCTGCTTCCCGCCGCATCAACAGGAAGTGTAATAACCTGCGGAGTGAAGTTAAATCCCGCAGTAATACTTGAGATACCGGATTCTGTTATTGTTATTACACCACCAGCACTGACTGTATGCGCCCCAAGGGAATAGTTACCAGCAACAACATTAACAGATTGGGAAGCAAGATGGGAGTACCCGCTGTAAGCAGTTGCCGCAGAGCTTTCGGTAACAGTCTTTGCACAATCCAGAGTAACGGAATCCGTATCAGCAATCTTTTCAAGATAATACTTTGTTGCAGAATTTACTGTCCTCTTTGCAAGCACGAAGGTTTCATCAAAAAGAGTACAGATAGAACGGTATTCACCGTCTGTTGTCCATAATGTCCAACCCTGTTTTTTCTCTGTTCTTAAAGAATGATAAACAGCAATATCACCAGCAGCATTAAGAGAGAAAAGAAAATTCTCCGGTCTGCTTTCATTTCCAAGGGAGGTAAAAAATTCCTTTGGAGTTCCGATAAGATGATGGGCAAGAAGAGAAACACTATTTGCCTCGTAATTTGAAACAATATCAGAATATAAAAACTCCCTTACAGTATTTGCACCACGCTGTGCAAACAGTGTAGCACCATCATAACTTGCAGGTGGAACACGGGATGAACCAAAGCTTGTTTGTTGACGAATAGAAATATTACTTGGAGTAATAGGTGTTGTGGTTGAATCCCTTACATAAAATTCAGCGGAATCAGTAAAAATCTGAAGATGCCTCTGGGAGCGAAGATGTCTTATCTCATGTAATGCCGTACCAGCAACCGTAACATTAATAGCATCGGAATCGGAAGCATCATCAACATCGAAATTATAAAACGATCCTGACTGAGAAGCGTAAAGGCCAGCAGGTCTTCCTGTGTTTCCCCCAAACCACAATCTGTTTTCATGGAATGTTACGGCACTTGGAAAACCCTGTGCTTCACTAAAAGCCTGTTCATCCCAATCTTTAGAAGCGGTAGAAGCACCAAGCGTTTCACGTACAGTAGCATTCATAACGGTTGCAGAAACCCGTGTGGTAAGTAAACACTCCTTACCGCCATACCTTACAATAATATCATTGCTTGCATGATCGGTTGTCCAGTGATCTGCCGAAGTGGTGAGCGTAATTGTTCCGCTTGTACCAGACGGATTCAATGTAACGGAACTTGCCGCATATTTATAATAAGGCTGTTTATATGGAGGGTTGTCACCATCAAATGCAAAATCAGTGCGTGTAAATGTAGATGTACCTGTCCTTGTTATCTTCTGTATTGCCATATTACGATGAACAACAAACATCGTATCGCCATATTGTGCATGATTTAATTCGGAAATATTTGATGTAACCCAAGGGCAACTGGTAATGGTCTGTAAAAGAGAACCGGAAGTATTGTATATACGAAGTTTCGTATTACTGAATACAAAGATATAATTGTCTCCCGTAGAATAGGAAAACGGAAGAAGCCTTGCGTCTTCAGTAACATCTGCAAGATAGGTCGATCCGGGTCTTCTCATCAAACCACCAGTTTGAAGCATTAACCAGTTACGTAATGTACCTGCCCCCTCATAATATGTACCACTATCGGTACGTGAAATCATATTCGGGTCAAGCTCACCTGCTGAAAAGGTAGTCTGGAATACTTTAGCCTGTGGCATATCTAACCTAACGAAGAACTTGAATGACGGAAATTACGAAACCTGTTTGTAATAACTCTTCTTGTGGTTTGACCTTGACCATCTATCGACTTTGCAGTACGAAGCTGAGTCGCATATTGAGTAAGAAATAATTCCTGTAGCTTTGCGGATCTGGCTACAGCCGCCGCAAAAATAGAAGCCATATGATATTGGGCAAGAACCGTAAAATACGGAGGCCACCTTTCCTCATCAACACGATAAGTATAATCTGCAATAAGCACATCACTTGATGTCGCATTACAGTAAATCATATTTTCATAACGATCATAACCAAGAATATTATCGTTAATAGTTACAGTATGTAATGCAAGTGTATTGCTTGGCAGTTGATAGGCTGCATCAAACCTACCTTCTGGCGCATCTGTCAATCTTGAAAGCTGTGCCTGACCAGTGGCAAAACGCCATCTTGTAAGCGTAAGATCTGAACGGATTGTATCTTCATAAGTGTTAGACGCAACAAGTGATTCCGTCGTTCCATCCTCGAAAGACGTTATCGGTGAAGCACCAATCATTACGAGCGCACGAGCGCATATGTCAATATTGGTGGTTGATGATGTAAGTGCTGCCATAAAAAGATGGAGGGGTGGGCAATAACTAGCTACCCACCCCTGTATCCATCAGGTTCCGTTAGTGGTTGTAACAGTCGCCGCACGACTTGCGGAAGTAACTACAACAAGGTCAACTGTACGCGTACCTCCCGTAGTCCCAACTGCAATAATGCAATCGTCTTGATTCAGAATATTAGTAGCATCATTAAAATATCCCGATCCAACAATCGTGCCAATCGCATCCGTGGACTCGTACATGAAAAGCGATTTAACGCCTCCACCAATTTTATGTAAGTCTGCTGCTGCATATGCCATGATTAAGACTCCGTTACTTGAACTTCATAAATACCATTCGCATCAATCAAGCAAGCACCTTGAGACAGGCTGGCTGTAATTAAGTGCGATACCTTCTCAGGTATGTAGTTGATTTCGGTATTAACATCCTTACCAGAACCAAAACCAATAGCACTACGATGGTACATAAAGCATTTACGCGTTGTGGAATCAAGTGGAAGTCCGGAATGAACAAACCATACAAATCCTAACCAGCTTTTTGCAGTCATGCCGCCCTTATGAGGGAGATCATCATAACCGATATACTCAGCTTGTGTGAACGCAGCTACCGCAAGCAAGTCAGTCCAAGCTTGTGGGCTAACTGCAGCAAAGCGTTGTCCGTCATCTGGTATATCATTCTCTCCAAGACCTTCAAAAGCTTGATAAACTTTTGTACTGTTCAGAGGATTAGAACCATGGGCAATAGTATTCGTTGTCGAATCCATTGCGGTGGTGATAAGCTCATCAGTTTTCCGTCCGAGAGCAGCCGCAGCATTCATTGCGACAACCTGTCTTTCGTCAATATTGATTTTAAGCTCATCTAATTGGTCAACGTAATCTGCTGCGTAGTAATCAGACAGAGTAGCATCGACTGTTGAATGGTCGAGGTCCATTGCTGCTACAGAGGAATGTCGCGCCTTTGTAGATGCTGTACCTGCGGCCACCTTTTGGAATCGCACAGTTGAGCCATTCACGTTGTTTACGTTCCGAACAGTATTCCGTAACTTGGAACCCATTCTTTGGTATGCAACATGAACTTCAGACTCGAACTGCGTGATAAAAGCAGTATCGATATCAAGAGCCATTTGGCACTCCTTTTTTTAAAGTGAACACAAATGGTTATCCAGAGGCGCAGGTCTTAGAAGTTGTCCTTTCGGGCTTCCCCCTTTCGCATCAGGGCCACTACAAAACAATCATGCGCTTATAAAATAATAAACGCACACATGAGCCTACGCACTAGCGCGGCGTACCATGTTCTCTACCTGCCGTACATAAGACTTGTCTCTTCTGGCAGGGTCCCAGTATTTGGGATCATTCATCATGGATTCTATTTCTTCCCTGTCTGGCTTGGAAGAAACAGCTTCCGGATTAAAAGCATTTGTCTGCGCGGATTTCGTAGAGTTCATCAAAGCCTCAAGAGCTTCTATCGCCCCTGCCGTCTGGGTCATCTGAGCCAAGGACTGATACTGGTTTTCATCAAGATTTCTTTGCGCCCACATATCTACAGCTTCTACCCTCGCCTTACCATTTTCGCCAAGGGAAGAAATTTCCGCTTCTATATCCGGACCAGCAGACAATGATTGCAGATAAGCTTCTACTCCAAGAGTAAAGTCTTCATTACTTAATCCAGCCTTATGTGCAGTCTCCGACCACATTCTAATAAGAGGATCATTTTCATAATCAAGCTGATCTTCTATTTCCTTAAAAGGAGAATCATCCGTAAATGATGCAACATACTTATCCGGACTCTCCGGACGATTTTCATTAAGCTCACTTTGATACTGGTTAATAACCTCTTCACGTACTTCATCGCGTTTCTTGCCAACGAAACGCTCCAGTTCCGAATAGCCCCTAGCCAACGCCTCAACATTTGTGGAATTTTCATCAGCATCCCAGAACTTTTCTGGAATATATTCTGGTCGCTCCGCGCTTTCAGTAGAAAGGCTTTCAGTTTGCGGAGCTTCAACACTTGCCGCATTCGTTTCATCATTCATTTTCCCGTCCCGAATTTATTCGCCGCTGCATTATAGCCACAAGATAACGCATACCTTCAAGATGTCTTAACTGGTCATTTGTTATCTCAGGGCCAGCAACGGCCTCGATTGTAATTGCACGTAAATGCTGTATCAAAGCCTCGCCGTCAGGACCACGAAACACACTCGCAAATAATTTATTCAGTTTTGCATCGTCTGTAGTCGAGCGGAGATATCCGTCAGGTCCGGCTTTTGTAGTTGTCATATCTGTTGTGGTGCTTCTTGTACCTGTGCCTGTTGTTCAAGCTGTTGTAGTGCTTGCATCAATTCCGCACGTTCCGTTTCATCCCTGATAAGAGTCTGCGGAACACCCATCTTTGAAGCAATATACTGGGCAGTATCTTCTCCCTTGATGAAGACATTCAACATCTGGGGACCAAATCTACCCATAAGAACTTCCAGAAATCTATCAACTGTAACAACATCCTGTTGTAATTGTGCGCGTGACAATGGGGATACAGATACAACCTTTGCCTCACGCCCGTTTAAAACAGGCATATTTATACGACCTTGTTTCTTTAAAATCCAGATTATTCTTGCAAGAACTGGTTGAACAAATTCTGCCTGTAATCTTCCGAAAGCACTTCCGATCTGTCTTGAGAGATCAGCCATTCGCTCCGCAACTTCCGTTGCGCTCATCGGTGTACGATTCGGATTACCAAGCATTTCATTATACAATGCTCTCTTGATATTTGTTCTCATATCATCAAGAACAATTCCGGCAACATCAAAACTTCCCGCAGGGGGAATTGGTGAAAGACCTGTAGATCCGGGGCTTCTTGGAATTATTGTTCCCGGAACAAGATTTATATTATCGGTATTAATCGTACCATCATCGTCAACCTGATACATCCCTGAGATGGACATCTGTGCGTTTTCAAGGATTAACTCAACGGTAAGATTGCAGGTTTTAATTGCACTGATGGCGTTTAAAATCGGCCCTCTTCCATAAACTTCTCCAGCCGATTTAGACCAGCGGAATACGATCCAAGGATTAGAACCCTTTCCTTCATAGGACTCTGCATAAATAATTCTTTTTTCAGAAGGAAGCATTACAAAATAATTGGAAACCTCATCGGGTAGCTTTGAATAATCTCTCGCAGTACACTCGATAATATCCGTATACCTGTCAGGACTGTCTGCCATCTTCTTTGCAAGATCTGGGGTTATCTCTGCACGAGGCCATACAAGCGGAATTTCTGATAAACGTACTTTCCTTTTCCTGTAAACAGAAGCCACATTATCATCAGGACTTTCCTCCAGAACAATGTGGGGTAAAGGTACTGCGCGAAAACGTACAGGATTGAGCGCATCCCCTTCTTCCACCATCATACATGCCGTACCTACTGCAAGATCCAGAAAGGACTCATGTGTTTCCTGTGAAAAATTAGAATTCTGTAATACCTCAAAAACATATTCAGTAATTTCATCAAGGGCTGTATTGATATCATCCCGTTCTTCTATGGGGATTTCGCTACCTGCTTTAAGGTCTGCCCAACGCGCATAGTTCGGAACAAGGCCAGCCTGTAATCTTGATGCAAATTCCTGTACACCAACAACCGCTGTCTCGTCATATATCCTGTCATTCCTTCGCTGACCTGCCGACTCTTCAAAAAAACTTTCACGGAGAGGTAGGGTATATTCATAACATTCTTCCCATACCTGCACCCACTGTTCCCTGCGACTACGACACATTTCATATCGCTTCATCAGCCGCTTATACATATCACCACTGCCACCACTAGGAACAGAGGTATCTTCTATCATGGCAATGTTTGGATCTACTACCATTAAGATATAAACCTTCCACCAGACCCGCCATCATCATCTCTACGGATAAAGTTTCTATTGAGCATACTCGCATATCCTCTTCCGTCAGAACCAGAAGCAGCTAGTGCTTTTTTAACTTTTTTTTGTTGATCTACATATACTGTTCGTGTTTCCCCTCCACCTTTGCGACCCCCCAACAGCTTTTCTCCAACGAACTTGCTAGCTATAGGGATTATCACGTTTCTGACCACCTGATCCATAAGATTACTCCTTATTCTCTATAGAAAATGACACTCCACCAGATGCAAGCAACGCACGGTAAAGCCCATAAGGTCGCACAATAAAGCCATTAAGTCCATATAAACGTCCTAAAACAGAAGCGCACGTATATATGAGAGGCACTTTGACATCATTTTCCGCAGTTTTGAAGGCCACACAAACCGCTTTCTGACGGGAAAAGTACGTTCTATATCGTACAAATACCTTATGAGTAACAGTGAAAACACCCAGATTAGACCTATTTGGATCAACAATAATTACATTATCTCCGTTATCTCTCCATGCAATACAATGTTTAAAACCTTTTTTCAATAGAGGTGTATACCATTTCTTTCTGCTCCTGATAGGATCAAAGAATGCTGTTACCCAAACCTCGCTATCTGCCACGGTGATTTTTTCCTTGGCTTTTTATTGTGATTGAACGGATTAAAGTCACGCTTGGCAACGACAGGTCTTAGTCTACGATTGCCATTAATTAGTTTTCTTCCTTCCCCTGCACCAATAAGCGCATACTGTAAAGCATCATGTACATGACTAAATCGGTTTTTGGAAGGTTTTTCTTCAAATCTTTCTGCGCCGGATACATTCAATCTACGGTAATGATAGCCACCAGAGAATCCTTTCTTGATGGTAATACACGATGGATCAACCATAAGCGCAGGTAAACCCTCCACCATTCTGGAGAGACAGGCATTAACAGACTCAAGCCGGAGAGAGACATCATTGGAAGGAGCCGGAAATGCCTGTATGCCAGCACCCCTCAATATCTGGAATGGTGTACGCTCATCGGTTTGCGCTCTCATATCACCAGCCGGATCTCCGTAGAACGTAAGATCGCAGTTGGCAAACATCATGGAAACATCCTTGCGTATCATCTCCGCAAAAGATTTTGCAGCCATGTCCTGACACACAAGCTCATGGACAATTGCCCATCGTCCCCTTGGTAGCCTCATGCAGAATGCAGCAGCGGGAGTTAAACCGAAATCAAGCCCAACAACAATCTGTGCATTGTCCGGTATATTGATAGGTTCCTTGGCAAGATGTATTGATTCATTGTATTCGTTATATACTGGTCTGCCTTCTTCAATCGTACCAAGGCGGTTCATAACATATACATCTATCCATGATTTTGTCTTACCACGAATTATATTGCGGTAATAATCATTGGTGAGATTGTTTACATTTTCCGCACTTTCGTTCTTCTCATATCCGGAAACAGTTTTATCCTCTGCTTTGTTTTCCGTCATACCGGAAGGCTGGACATAGAAAGACCAGTTGTCGGGACGCTGTAACATAAGGGCTTCTTCCCTGCCTATGTGGTCAGGCAACGGAACATCACCTGACATGATAGGCCACCAGTGATCTTCTTCCGGTGCATTGGTATCGCAGATAATTCCATACCAAGTAGGGCCGCCATCCTTTACGGAGGGGTATCTTCCCACGCGCATTGTACAGGCATCTATTATGCCCTTGCTGAGTTCTCTGGCTTCATTCACCCATACCATTGTCAATTCGAGGGAAAGCAATCTCCGTATATCTTCCGGCCTATCGAGCGCGAGGAATATAACCTCACAATCTACATCGCCTCTTTTCATGTGGTGGGTATAGGGAACCTCCCTGCGGAACCTGCCCCACACCTCTTCCGGAAACCAATCAAGCCAAGTCTTTATGGTGGTTGTTTTTAATTGTGGATTCGTATTCCTGATGATTGCCATTCTGGTACGGCGTATGCCATCAGGACCGCGCTCCTGTGCGAGTGCGCGGCGAAATATTTCTATGCAACACGCAACAGATTTACCGCTACCAACAGGACCACGTATACCGCGAAAGAAGTCATTCGACTTCATAAACCGTTTGATAACTTCTCCGTCAGGTTTGTAGGATAGATCGGTCAATTTTTCCTGTCATCGGTTAATACTTTTAATTGTCTGCTTCATCCGTTTGCGGGGATCTATCTCCTTGCCCTTATATCCATGTCGGGGATCATATGCTGGTATCGGATTTGCAAAGAAATCAATCAGCGCAACAGGAGCGAAAAGCCTTGATCCTACTTTCAGAGCAGTACTGCCAACACTTTTAAGTAACCTGACCCTAGCACCCTTGAAGGTAGGGTTCACTTCAAAGGTTGCCCTGACAGCTAACCGCTTTTTTTTAGGATCTAGAATCGTTTGATAAAGATTATTTTTTCTTATGTTTTCCTTTGCCATTCCTATCTTGTAACGGTTGATATCCTTAGGGTTGTGTCGGCCATCGTAGGAATCTGTGGCATAATTTGGAACTGACCTACTGTCTTTTTGGTATTCGATAATACCCTTATATCCTCGTAAAGCCTCTGTTTTCGGAACAGTTGCCTTCAACACAACGGGTGGATTTACAGGATCTTTCCAGTTTTGCGGATAGTCTTTTCCAGCTATGTTCGAAGCATCCTTGGCATATTTCTGGGCAAGCTCCTTCCTCTGGGTCCAGAATCTATTAGAATATTTATTGAGTTCCGGATTTTTTTGATGCTTCCTTGCCCAATCACCACCCCTTAAATTCTTATTCTTATCCGCAGTCTGCCCCCTGTACACAGTGGTTTTTTTACCCAGACCCAAAAGGGATATAGCCTTTTTAATTACCATAATGATCTAGGGTTCTTTTTATAATCTCCATCCTTTTTCTTGTATCCCTCACGCTTTGCCGCCAAGTGATGTCTGATCGTGGGCGAACACCTTTATCGGTTTTTTTAAGACTTCCGTATGTTGACAGAAGAGCTGCACCCAAAGCAGACCTAGCTTTGAATTTATTCGCTCCAACTATCGCATGACGTTCTAAGTACGTTAGTCCTTTAGGGTTAAGAATTTTGTCTTGGTAAAGGTTCAAAACCCTGCCACCAGACAGCTTTAAACGAGTGGTACGATCAGAATCCGGTTTATAGAAGTTACTAGCCTCACGTGCTTTTTTTGATCGCAAAAGGTTAGTTGTTATTGCAAGCTTTCTAATTTTATTTACTGTCTTCTTTTCCAGACTATATTTTCTATCCGTTTGCCTTCTCTTTTTATCACGATATTCTTTCTTCTCTTTATTCAGCCACTTCCACTGTTCACTTAAATACCTGTCAAATGTCTCTTTATCCATTATCCTAACTCCCGTGCGTCTATCTTCTGTTTAAGCCACTGGTGCATTACCTCTGGTGCAATGCTTTCTATAATCCGGTCTGCCTCTACGTCTGTCATAAGATGTTCCGGATAGTTCTTCATATGTACATTGCGTACAATAAGACGTAGGCGTTTATGATCTTCGTATTTGAGTTCTGGTATAATACTCAATGGACTGTCCCCTGAGAAAACATGGAGTCTATATGTGCTTCAAGTATGTGGATAAATGTCATGGCCTCTTCCGGATCGCGGAACCCGTCAAACTCGAATGTAACACGCGGATTCATTGACGTGTCCATCGTTACGGAATAAGTGCCTCCAATAATGGAACTGTAATTACTTACGGGCATTCACAGAACCCGTCATCCGGAAGAAGTTCCATCATTGTCTTCATCTGCGTAAGCAATGCAGATTTGCTCGCAGTAAGGACCGTCAGTTGATTATCGATGGAAACACATAGTTCCGCTTCTTCCGTGTTGTCGGGGCATGGACGAAAATACCATAGAGCGGATTTATGTGGACAACTCATTTCTTTTTCTTCTTCGGCTTGTTCTTGTTGTCCTTACTCTTCTTTGGTG